ACCGACGGAAACCGCGCTTTTTGTTTCGCAGTGGTTTTATAACGAATCTTAGCTAACCGTTGTCCGCTCAATGCCTGAGATTTGGCAGAATCAAAAGCAGTTACCAAATGTGTAGATGGAAAATGTGACATATATAAAATCCTCTGAATTAATTAAACAATTTCTAAGCTATTTAGAATCTATCAACCCAGTTAACTAGAACCCTTCTAATCAACCAGTGACAACACCATTATATGTCAAAATCTCCCAATTACCAGATCCAAATTGTAACAAATTGTAACAATCCCAGATCTAAACACGAATCATTCTCACTCTCGCCTACCAACTGACTGACCAGTTAGTCAGTAAGCGCCTACAATCTAGATGCCAATGCGAATCAATCTCATTCATGGGGGGGGGGTAAGGGCCTTTTTGGTGTGGCGGTCGCGTGGTATCCTATTTAGATAAAAACATTTTACTAAATTTTTCCAAACCCAAGAACCAGCCAGCCCCAATCCAGAATCCCCTCCTGAAACTTCCTACCTCCTACACTATTATATGGGCAACCCTAGGAACCAAGCCCATGACCACCACAACCACCGCAACAGAATCGAGAGCTTTATCTCTCCTATCCCAAGGGCTAGGCCCGGAAGTTGTCGCAGCCGCAGTTGGAGTCTCCACCTCGAGAATCTCACAACTCCTATCCGACCCCGAGTTCTCTGCGAAAGTTGCAGAGGGTAGATACGAAAACCTTGCCAAACACAACACGAGAGATTCTGCCTACGACTCCATGGAAGATTCTCTGATTGAGAAACTAAAAGATCTAATGCCGTACATGATGCGGCCGATGGAAGTTCTAAAAGCGATCCAAGTTATCAACGCGGCCAAGCGGCGAGGATCTTCCGCCCCAGAATCTATCATCTCCCAACAAACTGTCGTACAGCTTCTTATGCCTACACAAATCCTACAAACATTCACAACAAACATAAATAACCAAGTAATCAAAGCTGGCACTCAGGACTTGGTTACTGTACAATCTGCATCAATGGATAAGTTACTTGCACTCACGAAAGGAGCACAAAATGTCCCTAGTACACTCGCCTCAGGAGGCTCTCTTGCTCTCCCAAATAGTTAAGAAATCAGAACTTGCTGCTCGCAATAAGCTGGCTGCCAGAGAACATCTCCTGCGTATTCAACTGATTCTTGCTAAGAAAGCTAAATAATGGCTCAGATAACCGCTGCCACCTTGGGCCTGGAACCGGCCCCAGTCGAGGAACCATCTCCAGTCCAAGAGACTACCTTCCAATCTGACCAAGTCGAGCAGCTTGCTAAGGAATCTCTAGACTTCCTGGCAGCTCTAGCCATGCCAGTAGTTTTCCGCTATCTATTTCCTCCAGTCTTCAAATCTATCTGGGACTGGCTACTATCTTATGTCTCCAGAGCCAGAGACTTCTCCCAACTTGCCATCGGCCTCCCGCGCGGTTTTGGCAAAACCATGCTTATCAAGATCTTCATCCTCTACTGTGTACTGTTCACCAAGAAGAAGTTCATCCTGATAATCTGTGGTACCCAAACTAAGGCAAATAATATCATCTCCGATATCATGTCGATGCTAGGAGAGTCGAATGTAAAGAAAGTATTTGGAGACTGGAAACTAGGAGCCGAGACAGATAGACAAGACCTGAAAAGATTCGGATTCCGAGGTAGGAATGTCATTATCATGGGGGCAGGTGCCGAATCTGATATTCGGGGTATAACTCTCGAAAACGAGCGCCCGGATGTGATGATCTTCGATGACATACAAACTCGCGAAGATGCTGATTCCGAAACTGTCTCTGCCAAACTCGAAACTTGGATGGTAGGTACAGCAATGAAAGCAAAGAGCCCTCACGGGTGTCTCTTCATCTTCATTGCCAACATGTATCCAACCAAACATTCCCTGCTCAGGAAACTCAAGCACAACCCTACTTGGACTAAGTTTATTGCAGGCGGGATTCTATCCGATGGATCATCTCTATGGGAAGAGCTACAACCGATAACCCAGTTGCTAAAAGAGTATGAGAATGATCTGGCAATGGGGCGGCCAGAGGTATTTTTTGCCGAAGTCTTGAATGATGAGAATGCATCTGTAAACAATCTTGTAGATCTAAACAAACTCCCAGAATATCCATTCGCACCAGATGATCTACACTTTGGCAACTTCATCATCATTGATCCTGCAACTGATAAGGTAGGAGCTGATGCAGTTTCCATAGCCTACTTCGAAATCCACAATGCCTACCCTGTATGTAAGTTAATAGTGGAAGGTAGACTATCCCCAGGTGATACGATTGCAGAATCCCTTAAGATAGCACTATCTAAGAACTGCCGAGTGATTGCTATCGAAGCAAATGCGTATCAATATACTCTTAAATATTGGTTCGAATTCATCTGTCTCCAGCGAGGAATCATTGGTATTGAGGCTGTGGAAGTTTACTCGGGAACATATTCCAAGAATTCCCGGATTCTCAATATGTTCAAACAACTGTTAGCTGGAGAGATCTATGTGCACCCAGATTGTAAAGCCCAAGTAAACCTACAGATCTCCCAGTTCAATCCTCTGAAACGAGATAACACAGACGGTTTACTCGATTGTCTCACATATGCCCCGAAAGTTATAGAGATGTACGGGAATCTTCTTCTTGCTGGAACAACCATTGAGGAGCAGGAATTCTCCAACATCCGAGTGCATTCTGAGTTAGAAACCTCACCATTCTAGGAGCCAAACAATGCCACCAACCCCAAACCCTGCCTCCCTGGAAACTCCTGGCCTAGTAGATCTATTCAAACGACTGACAGGATCTTCTTCTGCCACAACTGCCACAGACTCCACCGCTATCGGGGCAGGCCTAGATCCTACCTCCCCAGATATTCTGAAAGAGATTGCAGCACAACTAACTAAAGTTAAGGAGACTGGAGAAGCTCCAGACCCGGAAACTGCCAAGACTCTTGGGGCGGCCTTCAAAGCGCACCTAGATTACAATGCCAATCTCCAACTTCTAAACCAACTGAACAAAGCATACTCTAACAAGTTTGGAGCTAAGACAAAATGAGTTCATCTACCCCAATCATCATCCCTGAGAAATCTCAGGATGCTCTTATCCAGTTCCACAAACAGTGCTATTCTATGTTGAATCAGCAGTGGAACTTGCGCGAACAGATGCGCCAGCGAGATCTCTCTTACATCCGCGAGAATGATTGGACTCAAGAAGGTTGGAGGGCCAAACTTGCCAATCGTTACGGTGACCCAACTAAGTTCCAGAATGTGACAGTTCCTGTGGTGATGCCGCAGGTTGAAGCTGCTGTCACCTACCAATCCTCTGTGTTCCTCACAGGTCTCCCTATCTTCGGTTTCGTAGCTCCCCCTTCTGAGGAAGATACAGCTCTGCAGTACCAAGCAGTGATTGAAGAGAATTCCACTCGCGGCGGCTGGACTCAGCAGCTCCAGATCTTCTTCCGAGACCTGTTCAAATATAACCTAGGAGCCATCGAAGTCTCTTGGGAGCGGGAAGTAACTCAGGCGGTAGAAACTGATCTGGGGTTCATGGTAGGCAAAGAAGGCAAGCCCAAGCAAGTTATCTGGGAAGGTAACTGTATCAAGCGGTGGGATCTATATAACACATTCTTCGATACTCGGTACAAGCCAACTGAGATCTACAAGAATGGTGAGTTCGTAGGTAATACAACTCTCATGAGCCGAATCCACCTCAAGAAGTTCATCAATGAGCTACCAGATAAGATGATATCGAATGTGAAAGCTGCATTCGAATCTGGCATGGGAACCCAAGGTGGCTCTGGAACTGGAGGTATTGAATCCTACTATATCCCACAGATCAATCCTTCTGCCTTGATGCAGATCGATCCAAAGAGAACTACCGATTGGATGAGCTGGGCAGGTATGCTCACGCGCCCACCAGGAGAGATCTCTTATAAAAACCTCTATGAGGTAACAACTCTCTACGCGCGAATCATCCCTGCAGATTTCTCCCTGCGAGTTCCTTCGGCCAATACTCCCCAAGTGTGGAAGTTTATCATCGTTAATCACCAAGTTCTGATCTACGCAGAAAGGCAAACAAATGCTCATGGATTTCTTCCTGTCCTATTTGGCCAAGCTAATGAAGATGGTCTTGGATTTCAAACGAAGTCTCTTGCTGACAATGCTAAACCTTTCCAGGATATCTCGTCAGCTCTTGTTAACTCTGCAATGGCTGCTCGCCGCCGCGCTATTAGTGATCGTACACTTTTTGACCCATCTCGTGTATCAGAGTCCCACCTGAACTCTGAGAATCCATCAGCTAAGATCCCAGTGCGGCCAGCAGCCTATGGTAAACCTGTCTCAGAAGCAGTATATGCTTTCCCATTCCGAGATGACCAATCTGCCGTAGCCTTCCAGGAGTTGCCTCAGATGCTACAGATGGCGAACTCTGTGAATGGACAGAACCAAGCGAAACAAGGACAGTTTGTCAAAGGTAACAAGACACAGCATGAGTATCAGAATGTTATGTCCAATGCTAATGGCAGGGATCAGATGACATCTATGCTCCTAGAGGCCCAGGTATTTACACCGTTGAAACAGATCTTGAAACTCAATATCATGCAATATCAGGCAGGAGTTTCTATCTACTCTCCAACAGCTGCCAAGCAGGTTGAGATTGATCCAGTGGCCTTGCGGAAGTCCTCAGCTGTCTTCAAAGTTACCGATGGCCTAACTCCTACAGATAAACAGATCTCCGGAGATGATTTCACGATGGCAATACAGACTCTAGGGTCCTCCCCACAGTTAGGAGCTGCCTATAATCTAGGACCGATGTTCTCTTATCTAATGAAAACTCGTAATGCAGATCTTACACAGTTTGAGAAATCTCCTCAGCAGCAAGCCTATGAGCAAGCTATGGGACAATGGCAGCAGATGGCACAGTTAGCAGTCGAGAAAGGCACAGCTTTCCAAACTCCCCAGCCTCTGCCTCAGCAGTACGGATATACCCCAGGGGCGCCGGCGGGCCAGCAGGGAGAAACTTCCCCGGCCCCGGGAGTTCAGGGATCTACTGGAGGAGCTACAAATGGCTAAGATCGGCATTGGAACTTTCACCCACTTCGACCTCACGCGCGAAGATACTCTCAGAGGTTCTGTTCTTAACCTAGATCAGCGCCAACTTCTCCAAAATGATCTGGCCCAGATAGCAGACTCGAGACTTAATCTGGATTATGATCCAGAGTCTCCTCTAAAGTTTACTCAGAATGAGGCATTCCTGAAAGGGCAAATGTCTATTATTCGTGTAATGCTTCTCCGATCTGATGAATCTGAGTTGCAACTTCAAAACCTTCATCACCAAGCCCTAGGAGAATAAATCATGGATATTATGTCAATGTTCCGTACTGCGCCAGTTGCACCAAACCCACTGCCCGCAGGCCCCTCGCAAGTTAACCAACCCGGCCAACCCCTGCCAACTACAGGAGCTTCCCCAGCTACTGCACCTAATGGAGTTGTCCCAGCTGGAGCTGCTGATGCACCAGTATCCCCATTCGATGCTTTCAAAGATGTATGGCAAAGTCCTACTAACTCACCAGCAGATCCGCAAGCACCAATGTTTGGGGCAGTAGATCCTCAGAAACTTATGGAATCTGCAGGTAAAGTTGACTTTGCGAAAGCTGTAACTCCTGAGATGCTTGCAGCCGTAACTGCTGGAGGCCCTGAAGCAGCAGCAGCTTTCGCTTCAGCAATGAATAAAGTCGCCCAAACTGTGTATGCCCAGTCAGCATTTGCCACAACTAAAATCGTGGATCAAGCGCTAGCTAAAGCACAGGAAGGTTACGACGCACGTCTCCCCTCGATGGTTAAGAAGTTCTCTGTAAACGAGAATCTCCAAGCCTCAAATCCACAACTTTCCAATCCCGCACTGGCCCCGTTAGTTTCTGCCCTCAGTGAGCAACTGGTTCGTAAGAATCCAAATGCCACATCTGCAGAGATCCAAACGCAAGTTAGTGATTATTTTGCAGCCATTGGTACATCCTTTGCACCTGTGGCACCTGAAACTCCTGCATCCAAAGCCGCAGCAGCTAAGGCAAAATCTGAGGACTGGTCTGCGTTCTTCTAATTCTCGGCACTTCGGTGCCTTCTCTCTTTTCTAGGAGTTTATATGTCTGCTGTAAAAGCTGTGATCTATGATGGGGGCCTGCAACGCACCATCGAAACTGGTGATATTCTGGCTACCTCGGAGCCTGTGATTCCTGCTACCGACACGACTAATACCACCCTTTCTTACACTGCCGGAATGTTGCTGAATTCCTCTGTGTATGTTCGCAACCCTGCAGGTGTTTCCACTGATACCTTCCCAACTGCTGATGCCTTGGTAACAGCTCTGGCTAATATCAATGGCATTGTTGGTATTCCTCGCCTCTTCTCTTTCCGGTGGCGTGTTATTAACCTCTCTGCCAATCTCTTGACTGGCGCAGTTACTGCTAACACAGGTGTAACGATGGTTCGTGGGAATGTCTTGGCATCGACAACCAAAGACTTCCTGATCCAGATTACCAATGGTACACCTCTCCAGATTTGCACCAACATCAGCTCCACCAATGCTAATGCAGTTCTGACTGGCTTCACAGATGCCCAGATCAAGGCCTTGTCTATTGGCCAAGTTGTTACCAACGTGGTCGCAGGTCAGCAAGGTAATACCATCATCGGTATTAACGCAGCTAACAATTCTGTGACAATGTCTGGTAACTCTAACACCACAGCTTCTGGCCTGTCTTTCACCTTCTCGCCTACCTATACCATCACTGGTTTGGCAGCGTAAGCCCATAATTTAACATCTAAAGGAAACTAAAATGTCCGCTGGTATTTTCACCTCCGCAGGCCTGACACAAGATCTGGCCAAGAAATCATTCGCTTCGATGATCACTCGTCTGATGCCAAATGGTACTGCCCCACTGTTCGGCATGACTTCCATGCTGGCCTCAGATACGGCAGTACAAACTGAGCATGGCTTCTTCACCAAGACCATGTTGTTCCCACAAGTTACTGTCTCTGCTGCTGGCCAAACTGCGGGCGATACGACTTTCACAGTTGGTTCTACATCTAACATCCTTCCTGGCATGTTGATGCGTGTAGATACTACTGGCGAAAACATCCTGATTAACTCTGTGCTCTCCGGAACTCAGATTCAGGTGCAGCGCGCTGTTGGTACTGTAGCAGCCCAAGCTATCGCAGCTTCTATCAACTTGTTCCAAGTTGGTAATGCTTTCGAAGAGTCCTCGGTTCGTCCTCAGTCCCTGATTATCAACCCAGTTCGTATTACCAATCTGACTCAGATCTTCCGTAATACTTGGGCAATCTCTGACTCTGTGCGCACCACTCAGATGATCGCGGGTGAAACGAATATTGCAGAGTCGCGCCAAGACTGTGCAGCTTTCCATGCTGCTGATATTGAGAAAGCCATCTTCTTTGGTCAGAAGTCTCAAGGTTCTCGTAATGGCCAACCTTTCCGCACGATGGATGGTTTGATCAACATTGTCGGTAACCTGTCGTACTACCCATCGTACTATTCCGCTACCAACGTGAACACTGCAGGTGCCACAACTAACTACACACAGTTGGAAGGTTTCCTGGACCCAGTGTTCAACCAAGCAACTGACCCCAAAGTTGCCAATGAGCGTGTGTTGTTTGTCGGCGGATCTGCCAAACGTGTGATCAATAACATTGGTCGCTTGAATGGTACTTATTCCATCGTTGACGGCCAGACTTCCTACGGTCTGCAGTTCTCCACATTCAAGACTGCTCGTGGAACTTTCCGCATGGTTGAGCATCCTCTGTTCAACTCCAATACTAGCTGGTCGAAGATGGCAGTTGGGGTAGATCTGTCCAGTTTCCGCTTGGCATATCTCGGCGATCGCAAGACTCAGAACAAAGAGTTTAACCAAGATGCGATGGAAGCCAACGACAATGGTATCGACGCAGTTGGCGGCACCTTGACAACAGAACTGACCTGTGTTATCAAGAATCCTCCTGCTAACTCCATTGTCTATAACTTGACAGCGGCCGCAGCAGGCTAATAGAAGGAGGGGAAAAGATGGCTTCCATTCGAGTACCCCCCAACGTAAGCTCAGTTACATTCTCTACCTCAGGTGTACTAACTCCTACTAATAATATTATTAGTGGGATGACGCCTGCGGAACTAACAAATGTAACCTCTCCTTACTCTTGGGGGCCTGGCACTCCTGATGTGATTACATCCAATGTATCCACAGGAGCAGTTGATATGAGAGTCCCAGCTTCTATCACCTCTATCACCATCAATGGTGTTGTAAAGGCAGTCACTGCAGGAGTTATTTCAGCAGTTGCAGCAGCCGATGCGGCGGCCTTTATTCTAGGATCTGAACAGCGGCGTACTTGCTTCGAGCTTGTATCTGCCTAAAATCTCCTTCCTAGGGACAACATTTACTGATCAGACCCTGTTGTAAATAAAGGCCAGATCAACCCCTCTCTAGGAAACAACCAAGGATTATCATGTCAACTCTGCGCGTATATAAGGCAACTCTGCCTTCAGTTAACTACATCTTTCGCAATGGCAAACCTGCCATCTTTATCTCTGGTAAGTTCTGCACTGACATCCCCACCGAAATCTCTGAGTTGGATGAAGAAGTAGCCTCGGGCCATCCTATCATCTACATCGACTCTGCCGAGCGAGAGATTGATTCTGCCAAAGTAGATCCTATTGCTGGCTTGCGGGAACAGATCATTGCAGAGTACAAAGCATCTATGGCAGCAGCTACAGATCTTGGAAATGATATGGGAGCTTCTAACCAAGGTGCCCTGAAACCAGCTTCTACTCTCGATGTTATCGAGGCAACTGCTGGAGGATCTGGTGCAGGTCTTGCTGCTCGCATTCTCAAAGTATCTAAATAATCTAGGTATCCTATGACACTTGCGGAATTGATTCAAGAAGTTTATACACTGACTGCTCGACCTGATCGTGTGGATGAGACAGCTTCGGCCATCAAATCCGCAACTCTCAAGGCTCACCAGTCAGATTATTATTACAAAGATCTCTATGAGGTAGGAGTATCTTTTACAACTGCCGAATATCTCCAGTCTCTAGACTATCGCACACTTATTCCAAAGTGGCGGTCGATTAAGTATTTGCGAAAGTATGATCTCACAACCTCAACTCCTGGACAGTTTCTTACTCTGATCCAGCCTGAGACAGTTATGGATCGGTATGAAGTAGAGAAGTCTAATATTTACTACATGGCCGGGGCCTATGTGAATATTAAGTCAGATACCTTGGAGCAAGGGTATCTTCTAGGATGCTATGTAAATCCTGATATCACAACCTCAGGATACAACTCTTGGATAGCACTGGATCATCCTTATGCAATTATCTTCGATGCCGCTGCGACTGTTTTCAAAGCTATCGGTAAAGATGAAGAGGCTGCTGCTTATCGCGGCCTTGTTATGGAACAGATTTCGATGCTTCGTTCTTCAAACATTACAGCAAACGGGTACTAATATGACAACAGTATTTGGCGGACAACCTATTCTCGAAACTGCCGTAAATGCGGCAGGCTCTCTGGTTCCAGAACAGTTCACAGCAACTGCCGGACAGACAGTATTCAATCTCACTAAATTCATCTACACTGTGGGAGCCGACTCCCTCATTGTGTTTGTGAATGGTGTAAAGAAAGTACTGACAACTCATTTCACAGAGACTTCTAACCATTCGTTTACGATGGTAACTCCGTTGACCGGAGGGGAGATTGTTGATGTTATTGGGTTCCCGCTGTCAACAGTTACCCAGGTGGCTCCGATTCTTACAGCCCCGCTGGGTGGTACTACCATCGCTAACTTCTCAATGGATCTTACCAATGTCTCTAGGCGCGTAGAGATTGCAGATACTGTTCCTGCAGGTTGGGGAGTTGGGGCTGGCCGTCAGACGGTTAGTTTTGATTTCATATCTAATAACTTCTTTGCCTTGAATCCCAATGCCCATGGAGGTGCTGTACTCCGTTGTGACACCGCTATTGTTGCCACAGACCCCCGAGGCCAGGCTTGGGTATTTGGTAATGCTACCGGGTTTGCAGGGCCTTCCGACCTTAATCCCACCCCAATGGTTGAGACTATCTACAATAATTTAGCAGGACTCTCAACCCCTGGAAATTATACTTGGTCTAACACTGATGGAGCTAGATCCAAAGGTGGTATGTTAGATGGAGTACCTTACCGAGTAGTGATTGACTCGACTAAAACCAATGAAGGCCAGCGATATATTCGTTATCGGATGTGGAGCCGTCCAGTTTCCAACGGCCCATATGTTCCAGAAGTAGATACTGGCGACGTGCTAGACCACAATACTCTTGCTGATCTCACTAAGACAGGCCTGGTATTTTTCTTTGTATTTGAATCTGGTGTTGGCGGTTGGAGCCTTAACTATTCCAATATCAAAGTAACCTGGGGCCCTGCAGAGTCTTCAGTTCCAGACCAGACTATCAAACTCTCTCGATATGGAGCAGAGCTTGAAGGTGATCTGCGCTTCATTGGGAATGGCCGGAAAATTAAGATCACCTCGGATGGAGCTGTAACTAATTGGACGATGGCTCAGAACAAGACTGTTAACCAAGCCACTTCTTGGACTACCCTCCCCAATGGTTCCTCTACCACATCTAACTTCGTAGCCCTGAATTCCTCTACCCCAGGAACTTCCTACCGAGCTGCCACCTATGGAATGGCAGGTACAGTTGCACTGCTGGAAACATTCCATTCAGGCCAGGCAGATCCACAGTTAGGTGTGAATATTGGGGCAGCTAATCGAGTGGCTACTTTTAAGACTACTGGTATGAATGTGCTTGGAGGATCTAGAGATATTGGACAAACTCTTGCATTCAATGCAGGAACTGTTAACTGGGGCGGGGCCAATGCGGCCAACTTCTCCCTAACATCCGGGCAGAATCTAGAGAACTATTGCACTCAATACTACATCCGGGATTTCCTATATTCTGTATCTGGTCTATCTCTCACAGCCTGCGATTCCATCGAAATCGCTCTTCGCCCTCTGTACTCACTATTCTCCTATGTGGTGAAAGACTTGCAGGATAAGAAAGTACTGTAGTCCTAGTTCCCCCTTATATAATCTTGGAGGCATAGTAATGGAAGATCGACGAGTAGAGATGCAAGCAATAAAAACTAGGTTAGAGGAAGGGGATGCTAGGATGAAGAGGATAGAGGAATCTATCTCAGAGA